CGTCAACCGGCGCGGCAACGCCACCTTCTCCATCCAGCGACCGATCCTGGGTGGCACTGCTACCAACGTCCCACCTGCCCGCAGCGCGAGCGCAGCGTTCAAGCAGCAGCTGGTGCTGCTGGGCGGAACCGCCACCAACTCGCTGACGCGCACAGGGACCGGCTCCCTCAAGCTACAGGGAGCGATCCTGGCTGGTACAGCGACCGTCAACCGCCGGGGCAACGCGACCTTCCGTGTTCAGGCTCCGCTGCTTGGTGGTACGGCAACGAACGTGCCGCCGGCCCGTGCAGCTACGGGTGGGCTGAAGCTCCAGCTGCCACTGTCTACAGGGTCCGCCACCAACTACCTGGGACGGCAAGGCAGCGGCGGGCTGAAGCTCCAGCTGTTGCTGATCTCGAGCACGGGCACCGTCGTCAATCCGCCACGGAGCGCCACTGGCAGCGCCAAGGTGGCGCGACCGAAGCTGACTGGTACAGCGACCAATGTGCCGCCGGCCAGGGCTGCAAACGGCATATTCAAGCAGCAGCTCCCGCTGGTGCGAGGCACGGCGACGAACGTGCCCCCAGCGAGGTCTGCCTCGAGCTCTTTCCGGCAGCAGCTGCCCCTCATCACCGCTACGGGCACCAACGTCCCGCCGGCTCGCTCAGCCAGTGCCACCTTCAAGCAGCAACTGCCGATCATCACTGGCGCCGCCGTCAACGTGCCGCCTGGTGTGCGATCTGCCACTGGCGGGCTGAAGGTCAGCCGGCCGAAGGTCACAGGAGCAGCGACCAACGTCCCGCCAGCGCGCACGGCCGGCGCTACCTTCCGTGTCCAGCTGGCCGTCATCACGGCCACAGCGACGAACGTACCGCCGGCTCGCAGCGCCACCTCGAGCACCCGGGTACAGCTGCCCATCGTCCGCGGCACGGCGACCAACCTGCCTGGGCGCACAGCCAGCGGCGGGCTGAGATCCCAGCCGGCAATCATCACCGCAACGGCGACGAATGTACCAGCGGCTCCGCGCACCGCAGCCGGCGCTCTGCGGCTCAAGCGACCGCGAGTCACGGGCACGGCGCACAACAGCGGACTGGACCGCTACGCGACCGGAGTGCTCCGGGTCCAGTCCGTGAAGATCTCAGGCACCGTCTGGCCACGCTGGGATGCCCCAGGCCGCAACGGCTGGCAGGAGGCCGGCGACCTCATGGACTGGTACAGCCGGCCCAGGGGATGGGAAGAGGCAGAGGATCTGCTCGACTGGCACGACCAGCCTGACCGCTGGAAGGGCTGATGGCCGGCTCTCCCGCTGACGCCGAGCAGTTGGCGCGTGGCATCCTGGCGCACTACGAAGAGGCCGAACGCGAGCTGCTGCGGCTGCTCGCCAACCGGCTCGCCAAGGGTGGCGAGGGACCGGACTGGGTCGAGCGCAAGCTGGCGCAGGTGCGAGCGTTCAAGCGCCAGGCGGAAGAGGTGGTGCGCCAGCTCCAGATGCGCGCTGCCGACTCAGCCGACCTCGCATTGGCCGAGGCGTACCGTAGAGGCGGTTTGCAGGCCGTCTACGATCTTGAGCGGGCCGGTACAGCCGCGACGGTCGTTGACCCGCTAGCAGGGCTCAAGGCAATCGAGGCTCTTCAGCAGGCAACGATGACGAGTCTGAACTCGAGCAGTCTTCGGATCCTAACGGTCATGGGCGAGGCATACCAGGAGATCGTCAGCCAGACGGTCCAGCAGGTGCTGCTGGGTGCGATGACGCGCACCCAGGCCACGCAGTCGCTGCTGACCAAGTTCGCCCAGAAGGGTGTCACCGGGTTCACCGACATCGCCGGCCGCAACTGGAACCTGAACACCTACGCCGAGATGGTCACGCGCACCGGCTCCGCCCAGGCCTGGCGCCAGGGTCACCTGGACACCCTGCTCCAGAACGAGGTGGACCTGGTCATCATCAGCGACGCCCCGAGCAGCTGTCCGATCTGCGAGATGTTTGAGGGTGAGATCTTCTCCATCAGCGGCAAGAGCAACGAGTACCCTCCGCTGGATGACGCCATCAACGACGGCCTGTTCCACTGCAACTGCCGGCACGGGTTCTCGCCATGGGAGGACGGCATCACCCGACCGCTCGAGAAGGCGCAGTCCCACGAGCAGAACGCCGCCGGCTACGCGGCCAGCCAGCGACAGCGCAGCCTAGAGCGCCAGATCCGAGCCGGCAAGCGGGAGCAGGCAGTAGCCACCGAGCCGGCTGCCGCAGCGAAGGCCAACAAGAAGATCCAGGTCGCCCGTCAGAAGATCCGCAACCTGCTGGACGAGCACCCTGAGCTGCGGCGCAAGCCGTTCCGTGAGTCCATGGGAGTGAGCAAGGCGGAGCTGGCCAAGCTCCGCGAGGAGGAGCTCGCCCGGGTGCGCGAGATGGGGCAGATGGCGAGGCCAGAACTGGCGCCGGCAACCGACACTCTCGAGGCGCTGAGCAAGCCAGATGCGTTCGGGGCACGGTGGACAGCAGATCGCAAGTTCAGCATCGAGGGTCAGTGGCCATACACGGCGCACTACCTGGCGCCAGACGGCATCGAGAACATGGGCGTGTTCAACACCGTCAAGGAGGCGCGGGAAGCCATCGCAGCCAGGCGGCTCCAGCTGGTCGAGAAGCCGGTGGTCCCCAAGCCGATTGAGAAGCCGGTGGTGAAGCCTGAGCCCGAGATCGTGAGCAAGCCTGACGAGTGGGGCATGCGCTGGACCGATGACCGCGAGTTCTACATCAGCGGCAAGTGGCCATATGACCTCTACCACAAGACCAAGCTGGCGGACGGCACCTTCTCCGAGGCCAAGCTGGGGACGTTCAACACGGTCAAGGAAGCCCGCGAAGCCATCGGCATCCAGCGGGCGAAGGTCATCGAGAAGCCGAAGCCGGTAGAGCTCGAGGAGCTGGAGAAGATCACCGCTGACGGCAACCGCTGGGCCAAGGACCAGCAGTACGTCATCCGTGGTCTCTGGCCATACACCCTGAGCAAGAACGTCGACGGCAACCTCGTCGACATCGGCACCTTCAACACGGTCAAGGAGGCCAGGGAGGCGCTCCGGGTTCAGCGGGCTGAGGATCTGCTGAAGCCGGTTATTCCGAAGCCGAAGCCGGTGGAGATTGAGTCACTGACCAAGCCTGACAACTTCGGCCGGCGCTGGACAGCAGACAAGGAGTACTACGTCGAGGGCACGTACCCGTACACGCTGTGGTACAAAGACCCGGCCGGCGTGTGGAAGCCAGGCCAGACCTACGAGTCCGTCAAGCTGGCCAAGGCGAAGATCGCTGAGCTACGCGGCGGCGCGGTCACGGCGAAGCCGGGCAAGGTTGAGCTGTTCGAGGTGGACAAGGACATTAAGGGTGTTCGGCGTTGGAAGGTGACAGGCAACGAGGACTACTACATCACCACCGACTCCTACGGTAACTACATCGTCCGCCACAACGTCGCCAAGCCGGGTGCTGGCTTGAAGTTCTATGATGATGTGGGCTCTGCCAAGACGCTGGAGGATGCGCGGCTGATAATCCAGAATCAGCTCTACTCGAAGCCAGCAACGGGCGAGCAGCTGGCAGCCCTCGAAAAGCGCATGGCAGATGCCCTAGCCAAGGAGAAGGTCACCGGCAAGCTGGTGCATCGTAGGGTGACGGGCAAGGACATGATTGAGGTCCCTGCGCACCCCGACTACCGCATCAGGATCGGCAAAGACAACTGGGGTCGGGACATCTACACGGCCGAGCACCTGGTGGGCACCAAGTGGGAATACGTGCACTCCTTCGGGTCCAAGGAAGAGGCGGTCAAGCTCCTCACCAACAAGCTGGTCCCGAAGATCGTTGCCGACCAGAAGAAGCTGACCTACGTCAAGCCGGCCACCATGAAGCAGGCCAACAAGGTGCTGGAGCAGATCAACCCCAGCGCTAAGTTCGTGACGAAGGTGGACAGCCGGTTCAGCGGCAAGGAGATGGACGAGGCTTGGCAGGTGATGCACGCAGACCAGCTGGTGAAGGAGCTGGTGGACATGTTCAACCGCTTCCCCAAGATGAGGCGGGACGCTGACGCTCTCTTCTACGACATCCGTGTCGGACGCGCCAGCAGCTACCGTGGCACAGACGGCATGACCTGGAGCTACGCGCAGTGGCAGGAAGTCAGCTACATGACCCACGAGCAGCAGTTCTTGCGCTACCTGGGTGGAAGCAAGCTGCATCCGCCGTCCTCCTTCTTCCCGGGTCGCTCAGTTGATGGAACCATCCGTCACGAGTACTGCCACTCTCTCCAGTCCTGGAACGTGATGAGGGAGTGGGAGGAGATCCTCGCCGGCATGGGCAACCACAAGGGCAAGTTCAACAGCTGGTACAAGACGAACATCAGCCAGTACGTCTCCGACCACCCCAACCAGGCGCAGGGGTACGAGGTCGAGTCGATGGCTGAGTGCTTCACCCGCTGGACCGAGGCACCGCCGCGACGCATGGACGTTAGCCAGTGGCCGCAGGAGGTCCAGGACTTCATGAACAAGCTATGCAATGGGGAGTTCCACTGATGAGCGCACCGATGGTACCAGACCAGTGCGGCAGCTGCCAGCACTTCAACATGGAGACGGCCGAACCGCCGAACGCAGATCCTATGCTCTGCGACGCCGGCCGGCTGACCTGCACGGCGTTCCCGGACTGGCCTGGGATCCCAGACGAGATCCTCTTCAATGAGTTCAACCACAACCGTCCGCACCCGGGCGACCACGGCATCCAGAGGAAGGAGGTCTAGCCGGCGTGGTTGCCCGTCCGCAGCCACCGCTTATACTCGTGCATGAGCACCCCAGCCTGGCGCTGGGCCCAAGCGAGGAACCCAGGAGGTTCTGATGTCCGTCGATACCAACGCAGAAGCCCTGCAGACGCCCGAAGCTGCCTCCGCAGCCGGCGCGGCTGTACCTACCCCTGAACCGGCTCCGACGCCGGGGACGGCCGCTGAGTGGACGGTGGAAGGACTACCGGCCGGCGCGCAGAAGATGATTCACGATCTTCGCGCCGAGGCAGCCGCCAACCGTACCAAAGCCACCGAGGCGACGACCCAGAGCCAAGCCAAGCTAGACGCCGTGCTGAGCGCATTGGGTTTGAAGTCCGCAGACGATCCTGCTGAGGCAGCCAAGACGGCTGCGGCGCAGCGGGACGCGGCACTCGCCGAGGCCAAGCAAGTGAAGGTCGAGAACGCTGTGCTGCGTGCCGCCCGGAAGGCCGGCGCTGACCCCGAGGCTCTGACTGACTCGCGGTCGTTCATGAAGCAGCTGGACGCCATCGACCCAGCGGCAGACGACTTCAGCGCCCAGGTTGAGGCAGCCATCAACAAGGCTGTCGAGGTCAACCCAGGTCTGAAGCCGGTCACCCCACCGCCAAGGAGCGGCGGTCCAGTGGGCGGCGGCGCACCCGTCGCCGGCCAGTTGTCTCGTGACGACTTGCAGACCATGTCGACCGATGAGATCAACAAGGCAAGGGAAGAGGGTCGTCTCAACCAGCTCTTGGGCATCACCTCCCCGTAACGCACCGCCAGACGCGGTGCCCGGAGCCAGGCGCTCCACCCGTTAGCAAACTCAACATCAGGAGCGCCACATGGCAATCAACAACTTCGTAAGCGAGGTCTGGGCCGCACAGCTGCAGCAGTCGTTCCTCAAGGGCACCAAGTTCGCTTCGCCGGCGGTGGTCAACCGCCAGTACGAGGGCGAGATCGCGAACGCCGGCGACACGGTGCACATCACCAGCATCGGCCGGCCGTCCATCGCCACGTACACCAAGGACTCGACGTCGATCACGTTCGAGAACCTGACGGATGCGCAGCGCAACCTCGTCGTCGACCAGTGCAAGTATTTCGCATTCGAGGTCGACGACGTCGACAAGCGTCAGGCCGTCAACGGCGGCGCTCTCATGGCTGAGGCCGCGAGAGAGGCCGGCGCGGCTCTGGGCGAGGACACGGACGAGTACATCCGTGGCATCATCGGCTCCGACACCGACGCCGGCAACATCGTCGGCGCCACCGGCATCACCACGTCCTTGCTCGCGGTCGCTCGCCTGGTCGCGCACAAGCACTTCCTCGACGTGACCAACACCCCCATCGACGGGCGCTACACGATCTGCCCGTCCTGGTTCAACAGCCTGCTCATGCTCGACACGCGCTACGTCGAGCACGACGCGCTGAGCGGCGGCACGGCGCTGGAGACCGGCGTCGTGGGTCGGATGCTGGGGTTCAATATCGTCCAGGCCAACTACGCGCTGACCACCGGTGACGACTGGCGCGTGTACAGCGGCCACCCGTCGGCCATCACGTTCGCCGACCAGATCGACAAGGTCGAGGCGCTGCGCCCGGAGAGTGCCTTCTCGGACGCGCTCAAGGGTCTGCACCTGTACGGTGCCAAGGTCACCCGGCCGTCCTCGCTCTGCTACACCCTCTGCTCAGTCACCTGAGTCTGACCGGACCAGCTGACGACCTACCCAAGAAGGGAACGCTGATATGGCTGATACCGCAGTCACCAACGTGGCCATGGCGGCCAACGATGTCACCGACATCGGGCTCGCCCTGGGCACCGCCATCGTCGCGGCCAACACGCACGTGATCACCCCCACGGGTCCGCTCGAGGAGATGACCATCATCGTCCGCAACACCGAGGGCTCGACCAACGCCGTGACGGTGTTGGCCGGAGCAGCCCGACCGGCGCATTCCGCCGGCCTGGGCAGCAAGGCATTCACCACCATCGCCGCCACCAACGGCACGGTCATCCTGCCGCCGCTGGAGTCGGCCCGGTTCCTGCAGGCCAACGGCACGGTGCGCATCAACGTCGAAGCCGGCATGACCGGCTACATCGTCGCCATGCAGAGGCCTGCCGTCAAGTCCGGCACCTGAGAGGTCTGACCATGGCTAAGTTCCAGCACGGTCTGACCGGCGAGCAGAAGGACTTCGACCAAGACCCTGGTGCCCCGTGGTACGAGGTGCCGGAGCACAGCTCGATGGGCGAACCCGTCGAGCAGCCGAAGCCGGCCGCGAAGCCGGCGGCGGGCAAGAAGAAGGGTTGACGTGACCGCCTACGCTACAGTCAGCGATCTCCAGACGTTCCTGGGGCAGACCGCTCCCGATCCTGTCGCGGCCGACCAGGCCACGCGCATGCTCGAGAGGGCATCTGAGCTGATCGCTGACTGTACGCGGACGGCGTTCTACGCCACCGACGTCAACGGCATGCCCACCGCCGCTGACGACATCGCTGCCTTCCGGGACTCCACATGCGCCCAAGTGGAGTTCTGGTTGGCCAGCGACGAAGAGGACGACATCCTGGGCCCAGTGGACAACGTCGCACTGGGATCGCTCAAGGTGGCGCTCTCGTCCTTTGCAGGGGGCAGGGTTGCCCCGATGTACATTGCGCCTAGGGCTGCCCGTATCCTCCGGGTTGCCGGCCTGTATGGCGCTCCGGTGACTCTGTGAAGATCCGACGCTCACTGCTCAATGACAAGGTCACCGTCGCCACCTACCTGGGCGACGGTGCCTACGGCCCGACCTACGGCGCTCCCACGACGATCCGTTGCGCCGCAGATCCCAGCCGCCGGCTGGTGCTCAATGGCATGGGCGAGCAGGTGCTCTCGGAGCTGACGCTCTCCATCCACCCCAACGACTCTGACTTCTTCACCCCGGAGTCCAAGGTCACGTACATCGACCGGGACAGCCAGGTGGTCAGCGTCACCGTCAACCGCTTCCGGGGTGGCTGGTACTACACCGAGGTGAAGTGCTCATGAAGGCCACGGTGAAGTGGAACGGCAAGGTGGCGACGGCGCGGGCTCGCGCGGGCGCAGCGCGAGGTCTGAAGCTGGCCGCAGAGCACGTGCTCGAGGAAGCCAACCGCCTGGTGCCGCTGGATGAGGGCACCCTGTTCGAGTCCGGTACCACAGACGTTGACGAGGGACATCTCCGCGCCAGCGTCAGCTACGACACACCCTACGCATGCCGCCAGCATGAAGAGATGACCTGGTGGCACGCACCCGGGCGCCAGGCCAAGTACCTGGAAGATCCCATCAACGATCCTCGCGTCAAGCGCGAGTTCCAGCACCTCGTCTCCCGTGAAGTGAAGGAGATGCTGTGAGCGGGTTCAAGACCGATCTGCTCACTGGCCTGGGGGCATACCTGGCAGCCGGCGGCATCGGCGCGACCTGGAACCCGAGCGGTGCCTACACGGTGCTTCAGACTGGGATCGTGCTCAACGCCATACCGCAGAAGCCCGACCGGCTCATCACGCTGAGCACCTACAACGTAGACGACAGTCCGGCACTGTCCGACTCCGTGATCGGTGTCCAAGTGCGGTGCCGTTGGGGAGGTCAAGATCCTCGCCCGGTGACCGACCTGGATGACTCCATCTACAACCTGATTCACGGCCTGACGAACGTCACTCTGAGCACCAATGTGAAGATCGTCCAGTGTCTCCAGAACAACTCCATCCTGCTGGGTCAGGACGTAGACTCCAGGTGGGAGTCAGTAGCCAACTACTACGTCACGGTTCACCGGCCGTCAGCCAACCGCACGTAAGGAGAGAAGCACATGGCTTCAACAACGAAGGTTCCGCTGGGAGCGAGTACGCTCCAGCGGAAGTGGTACATCGACGTGAACACCGGCACCTACGCTTCTCCCGTGTGGACAGGCGTCTTCGGTGTCGAGGAGTTCAAGTACGCGGTCGAGCCGGTCCTGCAGGACGACGGTGACTACGACAACTTCGGGTTCAAGTCGAGCAGCGTCACCGCTCAGGGCTGGCAGATCGAGCTGAAGGTCGCCCGCAAGGTGCAGGTCGCCAGCGCCGTCGACTACGACATCGGCCAGGAGAAGCTCCGCGTCACCTCGATCCTCATGGGCAACAGCAACCGCGTGGACATCCGCTGGTACGAGGTCACTCCGTCCGGCCCGAAGGTCGAAGCGTATCGCGGCTGGGCGGCTGTCAGCTGGACGCCTGACGGCGGCGCCATGGACGCTCTGGACACCGTGTCGGTCACGCTGACCGGCCAGGGTGCTCCGGTCGCCCAGACGCACCCCGACGGTGCCCCGACCGCCATCCCAATCGTCTACAGCGCGACCCCGAACACCGCAGCTGCGGCGGGCGGCTCGCTCTGCACCCTGAGCGGCATCCGCTTCACCGGCACCGTGGTCACCACGGGCGTCAAGATGGGCGTCACCAACTGGACCAGCTGGGTCGTCCTCTCGGACAACTGCATCGTCGGAGTCGTGCCGGCCAAGACGGCAGCCTCCTACGAGGTCATCGTCACCAACGCCACGGGAGCCAGCACCGGCGGGCCGTCCGTCGTCTACTCCTGATCTGAGTGACGATGCCGTTCCGTGACTTGACCGAGTTCCTGACGGTCGAACCCTTCACGCTGCCCATCGCCGGGAAGAAGTATGACTTCCCCGGCGAGATCAGCGCCAAGTCCTGGCTCCAGCTCCAAAGGCTCACCGAGCAGATCGCCAAGGCCCAAGCGGCTGCAGCACTGGGTGTGGACTATGACCCAGACGAACAGGTGCTATCTGACACGGATGAGTCGGCGCTAATGGCCGAGATGATGGGTGACGGTCAGGAGCAGATGATCGAGAACGGCTGTACTAGCTCGCAGATCCGTGCTGTGTTCTTCACCCTGATGGCCTACCACACGACCGGCATCGAAGCCGCGGAAGCCATGTGGGATGCCCAGGGGGAAGCGCCGGCCCCGAATCGGGAGACGCGCCGAAAGGCTACGGCGAAGTCAACCCCGGGACGGGGCAACACCGGTACATCGAAGCCCCAGCCAAGGAAGAAGGCATAGAGTGGGCTGTCATTATGGAACTGTGGCAGCTCATCGAGGCTGACGTGCATCAGTGCTACGGGGTGGACCTGAGTGCGCCCGGACTGCTCGAGCAGCGGTCCGGGCGCTGGCTCAGGACACTGATCAGCGGGCTGTTCAGCACCGACTCGCGCGTCGCCCGGGAGCTTGCCTCAGAGGCAACACCGGCGACAGCAGAGGAGCAGTGACATGGCTCTGACCGTTGGCGAACTGGTCGCCTATCTCGACATCAACTCCGCCAGGTTCGACACCAAGCTGGCGGCGGCGCAGGGTCGCTTCCAAGCGGCCGGCGCAGCCATGGGGGCAGTCGGCGCGAGGATGGCCGGCATCGGCAAAGGGTTCAGCAAGTACCTGACGCTGCCCATCATGGGTGTGGCCATTGCATCCGGTATCATGGCGGCCAAGTTCCAGTCCAGCATGGAGATGATCCAGACCCAGGCCGGCGGGACAGCTGAGGAAGTCGAATACCTGAGCAACGCCATCCTCAACATGAAGAACGTCCAGCACTCCCCGGAGGAGCTGGCGAACGCAATGTACCATCTGCGATCTGTCGGCATTCAAGGGGCAGAGGCTATGGACGCTCTGCGGCAAGCGGAGCACCTGGCCAGCGTGGGCAACTCAGATCTTGAAGCAACCACCAACGCGCTAGCCGGCGCGTACAAGTCGGGCATCAAGGGGAGCGAGACCTTCGGCGGCACGGTGGCGACGCTGAACGCCATCATCGGCGCTGGCAACCTGCGCATGGAAGATCTCGTCGCGGCCATGGGCTCAGGGTTCCTGGTGACCGCCAAGCAGTTCGGTGTGAGCCTGGTCGACGTTGGCGCTGCACTGGCGACAATGACGTCCAGGGGTATCCCAGCCACCAAGGGTGCAACGGCTCTCAAAATGGCGTTCTCGGGCATGGCAGCGCCAACGAGCGGAGCCGCCAAGGAGATGGAACGCATCGGCATGAGCACCACGGAGCTGGCGGCTGAGATGCGGACCGGCGGGCTGCCTGCCGCCATCGCTGAGCTGGCCAAGCACCTGAAGGGCATGGGCGAGATTCAGCAGACCGCCAGCCTAACTAAGATGTTCGGCGCGAAGTCCAGCCAGGCGGTCCTGACGCTCATCGGCAACCTCAAGGACTTCCAGGGTGTCCAGAAGCAGGTCGAGGCCAACGCCAAGACCAGCAAGTTCGCCGAGGCCATCAAGGTCCAGGCCGAGAGCGCCGAAGCCAAGTGGAAGAAGTTCCTGTCCACCATGAAGCGTGTGTCGGTCCAGATGGGCAACCAGTTCCTCCCGGCG